GCTACTGTTGCGGAACTTCAAAGTCTCACAGCAGTGCTAAGTTATGCTGATGCTCAAAGTGTTTATGGGTGGGTATTTTCAAGTCATGCTTACAATGTTTGGACTTCAGAGTCTGGGCGTGTGGTTAATTTTTTTACAGGGGCTAATGTTGGAACTGCAAATAGTAATCAATTCAATTTTTTAGTTTGCAAAACTCCTGCATAATTGGATACTAACAGAACGGTAAATATACTAAAGAGAGCGTGATATCATTCTATAATAGGGTCGGATCTGATAGTTAGTTTTAATACCTTACCACGTAATTTAACACCAATATCGCACCTTATCTAAAGTGCGATATTTTTTTCTGTATATACTCATGGAATATTTGTAGGTTAAATACATGATGACTATAATTTTAATAACACTACTACTTACCCACATTACTATCGCCTGCGTTACTCTGTATCTGCATCGCAGCCAAGCACACAGAGCAGTGGAGTTTAACCCAATAGTTGCACATACCATGCGTTTCTGGCTGTGGCTAACTACTGGTATGATTACTAAACAGTGGGTCGCTATACATCGTAAGCATCATAGATTTACAGATCAAGATAGTGATCCTCATAGTCCAGTTACATACGGTATTAAAAATATATTCTTCAGGGGCGTTTACTACTATTATCTAGCGGCAAAAGATGCACGTATGACTATAGAATACGGTAAAGGTACTCCGGATGACTGGGTTGAACGCAAACTTTATACTCCACACTGCCGCCTTGGTATTCTTCTAATGTTGATCATAGATCTTGTGTTCTTTGGACCATGGGGCTTAATTGTGTGGGGTATTCAAATGTTATGGATACCATTCTGGGCAGCAGGTGTTGTTAACGGTGTTGGGCATTGGTGGGGTTATCGCAATGGTGAAACTAAGGATTCTAGCAAAAACATCGTACCTTGGGGCATTATTATAGGTGGAGAAGAACTGCACAACAATCATCACTTAGAGCCAGCAAGTGCAAGACTCAGTAAAAAACCCTGGGAATTTGACATAGGTTGGTTTTATATACGCACTTTAAGTATGCTAGGTTTAGCAAAAGTTAGAACCAGCTAAATATAGTAAATGAGAGTGAGATATGGCCATACAAAATATTAATCTAGGAACTTATGCAAACGATGGTACAGGAGACGATCTACGGGCTGCGTTTACTAAAGTTAATGACAATTTTGACTATATAGACACTTTTGCAGTAATATCCGGAACTAACTTAGGTGCAGGAGCACCAGTGTTTAAAACTGCAAATGGTGGTGCATTACAATTTAGAACTATTGCTGCAGGAACAAATTTAACAGTCAGCTATGATGGTAACGTTATTACCGTGGCAGCAAACAACCCGTTTGTGGGTAACGTCACTGGTAACGTCACTGGAAATGCAGGCACGGTTACAAATGGAGTTTATACTACATCAAGTATTAATGCACTAGCCGACGTTGATACATCATCAACTCCGCCGACAAACGGTCAGTCATTGGTATGGAACACTGTAGCAAGTCAATGGAAGCCGGCAACAGTCAGCGGCGGCATTGGGGGTGGAATTGCTGATATCGTTGAAGATACTAGCCCGCAACTAGGTGGCAACTTGGATGTTAATGGATACAGTATAGTTTCAGCAGGCGACGGAGACATCTCCATTGACCCAGGCGGTAACGGTAATATTATACTTCACGGAAATTTAACTATTAATAGTGCTGGTAATTTTACTAAAACTGGAGAAATAAATTTTAATCCCTCAGCTCTTACAAGTTTTGGTAGTAATTCTTCAGCAACTGACGGCAATGTATATATTACTCGTAATTCTTACTCTTCTGCGATTGGACAAGGTTTTACATTTGCACAGCATCATGAAACTGCCGATGCTGTAAATTTTACATTTTATAGAACTAGAGGTACTGGCAATGCACAAACATCAATAATAAATGGAGACGACATTATTGATCTTACTTTTGCTGGTTACGAAGGCTCGTCTACTTTAGGTGTTGGTAATATTACTTGTCAAGCAGATGGAGTTGTTAGTACTGGAAAAATTCCAGGCAGATTTAGATTTGCCCTACACGATGGCGTAACATCTGGTGCCTTTGGTTTAAGAGCTGTAGCAGAATTGTCGTCCGCCGGAACATGGAAAGTAAACACATTATCTGCATATAGTGGATCAACAATGTCTGTGTTAAGTAACGTTAGCATAGGAAATAATTTTAGTTTATCCGTAGGTGGAATGACTTTAAGTCAAGATGGCCTAATTACCTCAACTTCCAGTAATCAATCAATTACCATTAGATCAAATGGTATTGGTAATGTAGCCATTGAAGGTATTAGTATTACTAGTCGACAAATAGCTACCGACGGAAATTTTGCTTTACAATTAATGAGTGTACTTCAGCTACCATCGTATGCTAGCGAAGCTACTGCTAATTCTGCAGTTGGTGCATCACCTGTATCCGGAATGATGTATTATGACTCAACTGCAAATTCTATAAAAATATATGGACCTAGTTCTTGGCAGATTCCTGGAGCAGGTAGTGGATTGTTTAGCAGGGCAAGTGTTGCCGGAACATCAGCATCGTTGGCCGACAATGCATCTGGCAACATAGATATTACTGGATTTAAAGGCTACATGCTTTATAAAATTCAAACTAGCGTTGCATCATGGGTAAGATTATATACCGATTCTACAAGTAGAACTGCTGATGCCAGTAGACTAGAAGGCGTAGATCCTGCGCCAGGAGCCGGAGTCATTGCTGAAGTTATTACTACAGGTGCTAGTACAATTTTAATTAGTCCGGGAGCATTTGGTTTTAACAACGAAGGTACTCCGACTACTAACATTCCTGTTAGAGTAACTAATAAATCAGGTAGTACTTCTACTGTCACTGTAACACTTGTTGTCGTACAACTAGAGGCATAACATGTCTATATCAGATTACATTAAAAGAAAAGAATATATTGTAACTGTTAATAACTTCGAAGATTTAGATAGCTTATATGCTGATTTAGAAACCGAAGGGAAAAGCCCGCCTAATATAGATTTACTAAGAAGTGTAGATTGTCTACACCGTAGAACTACTAGTAGAAATACTCATTATTTTTTAACTGAGTTAGAAGTAGAAGAATTAAGAAAAGATCCACGAATTAAAACAATTTCAATTGCTCCATACTATTTAGGTATCCAAGCAGGAACAACTGCTGTTGAGCAAACTAGTACAGCTTGGGACAAGTCAACTAGCACTAGCGGAACCATGAAAAATTGGGGGCTGTTAAGATGTGCCGAAGGTACTCAGAGATCAGGCTGGGGAGGTACAGGGTACGAAGGTGACGGCACGGGCACTGCTGCACAGACTGGCACTATAACGCTAACTGAAACAGGTAATAATGTCGATGTGGTGATTTGTGATACTAATGGTATTGTATGGAATCATCCAGAGTATGCAGTAAACGCTGACGGAACTGGAGGTTCTAGAGCTATTCAATACAATTGGTTTCAACATAGTGCAGAGATAGGCAATGGTTCGAATGGTACTTATACGTATGGAGTTGGGGATCACTCAACGCACGTAGCAGGAACAGTTGCTGGAAATACACAAGGTTGGGCACGTAGCGCAAACATTTATAACTTATACTACGATACTGGTAATCCTGGAAACTTTAGTTATGTATTTGATTACATTCGTGCATTTCACAGAAATAAAGCATCAAACCCTGCCTTAGGAAGAAAAAATCCTACTATTGTTAACAACAGTTGGGGACAAAGTATTTTCCCCAGCGAATGGTCGTTAACTGATATTACCGCTGTAACCTATAGAGGGACTAGATACACGCCTGCAGGTTCAACAGTTTACACAGGATTCAGTGGAGTATGTACTTCTAATGCAAGATTAGCAACCTTAGTAGGATTTGAAAATGCTGGAAACAGGATAACAACTACTGGGCCTTATACGTCACCGGGCGGTAGCATCTTAACTAAACCAGCCTCATGGACGCAGACTGGGGAGCAGGCATATTTTATTGAACTATCACAGCCTAATGCAAGTTATACCATTACAGTACAAGGACCAGCTGACTTAGATTTGATTAATAATGTTGCAATGGATGCTGTGTCGGGTACAATGTCATTAAGTAGTTCTATTGTTATTATACAAGGTGTAACCGCTGTAGCAACATATACTGAAGATGCAGGTTCAACAACAAATGGCGGTACGTTAGAAACTGACATTCGAGAAACTATTAACTTACCTAATACAGCAGTGTATACTATCATATTTAATAATACTATCGATATTAGTGGTGCTGGGTCGGTACTGTTTGGAACTGCATTAAGTTTAACAGTAGTAACAGAAAGTACACCGGCTACTGCATCTGTTAGTAGCATAACAAACTCACTATCTACACCAACGGGATGGACGTCCTCAACTACGCCAACAGTTGGTAATAATGATGACGGGTACTGGACACTGGCATTACCGTTTCCTATTACCTATCTCGGAACTACTTATAATGAAGTATATCCTAGCACAAACTTCTACCTAACATTTGGAGCAGGTTCTACAGTATGGTCAACTGTTAATCAAAGTTCTCCTAATCTTCCTAAGATCATGTGGAGTGCTGCCGATAACAGTGTACAGAGAATTTATTACACTACACAAGGCACTGCAGGGAGCAGAACATTTAACATAAGAATGGAAGGTGCTGCAGGTACTTCTGGTATATTAGGTTCACCAAATATGGTATGTGAGTACGTGTTTTATGAAGCTACTCCAACTCAAATTGATTTGCAAGTAGGCGTAAATTCTAGAAAGACAACTGGCGCATTTACTACTGAACAATTAAATGCGTGGGGATTTATCAGTGGTCAGCGTATTCCTGCTAGAGTAGCTGCATCAGATGTAGATATTGAAGACTTGTACGCCGAAGGTATTATTATGGTCGGTGCTGCCGGTAACGGTCGATGGAAACATGATGTGCCAGGTGGGCTAGATTGGAACAATACTTTTGAAATGGCTAATAGATATCCGGCTAGTGTGGCCAATCCTTATTTCTATATGAGAGGAACTAGCCCAACAGCAAATGACAATTCTACAACAGGACAATTTGAACTTCCGGCAATATGTGTAGGATCAATTGACTCTATATCTACAGATCAAAAGGTACAATATAGTGACTGCGGCCCAGGAGTTGACCTGTATGCACCCGGTACGCATATTGTCAGCGCACTACCTAGCGGCATCGGTGATTCTAGGAATGGAAGTTATTTTATTGGCAAGTTCAGTGGCACTAGTATGGCAAGCCCGCAAGTATGTGGAGTACTTGCGTGTGCGTTAGAAACATATCCTTATATGAATCAAGTACAGGCCAAAGCCTATATACTAGGACATGCAAAAGCCAATCAAATAACTACCAACTCGAACGGCCCTACTAACGGTCAGGATCTACAAGGTTCTGCTAATTTATTTTTATATTATAATAAAGAACGAGCAACGTCAGGAAATACGTTTCCTAAATTAAATTACCAACCTAGACCAGCAACTGGGGCAGTTTACCCAAGAAGAAGAATTAGAAGGACTCTGTAATGGCATTATCTATCTGGACTGAACGATCTGGTTATAGGTTCAATACTATCCAAGAACGCACTATTATAAATCAGGATCTGCCTGTTAGTTACACTAATGGGTTCCAAGATAGTACTAATCTAACATTTACTGTTATATCAGGAAGATTGCCTAACGGTTTGAGAATTGTCGAAGATAAAATAACTGGCACTGCTGCCGAAGTACCTAGAAGTACAGACTATGAATTTGTTGTTAGAGCAAAATACGGAGAGCAAATTGCAGATCGTACATTTTTCCTAACTGTCGAAGGTGCAGACGTTCCTATATGGCAAACAGCAGCGGGAAGTCTAGCTGTGTTAAATACCGATCAATACTATGTGCTTGACAGTACATATATTGATTTCCAACTAGTGGCTACAGATTTCGATACGTCTGCTGGGCAGAGTTTAAAGTATTTTAAAAAATTAGGAGAATTACCTCCTGGTCTTATTTTAACAGAAACAGGTAGAATTGTAGGTTGGATTCAACCTGCACTAGGAATACCTGAGACTGCAGGTAACGGTGCATATGATACAACTATATATGACGACGTAGCATACGATTTTGGATACCAACCAGAATCGGGGTACGATAGTTTTATCAATTATACGCCTAATAAGATCAATAGATACTACGAGTTTATTGTTGTAGTTACTGACGGTGACACTAGTGTTGAACGAACATTTAAAATATATGTCATCGGTGATGATTATTTTAGAGCAGACAACATTTCTTTTTATGCAGGTGTGGGTGCATATACAGTAGATACCACATATGTTAGATCTCCTATTTGGGAAACTGCGTCAGATCTTGGAACTAAGAGAGCTAATAACTATCAAACATTTAAATTAGATGTCTACACAGGAATAGAACTAGGTCCTATTACTTACGAATTAGAAAATGTAAATCCAAAGATTACCGGAAGAGCATCTACTACATTAAGTACAGAAAATAAAATAACTAGAAACTTGATTAGAATAAAAGATGCTAGCGGAACTCCAACTACGGGTAAAAAGATCACTCTTAAAAATTATGTTGACGGTGCTGACTCAACTATCTACACTATTACTAATGTATCAACTGTAAGTTCGACAGAATTTGTGCTGACAGTTACACCAGTGTTAGCTAACGCCATTCCCAATGATACATGGATTGCATTAGGAACTACTAGTGAAATACCTCCAGGTATGCAATTTGATCCAGGAAGTTCTGAAGTGTTTGGCGTATTACCTTATCAGCCTGCCATAACTAAAAGTTACGAATTTACAATTCTAGCCACTAGATATAGCGATAAACTTGAAAGAGCCAATTCCAGAAGAACGTTTGGTGTACAGATCATTGGTGAAATAGACAGTATTATAACCTGGATAACTCCTGCATCTTTAGGAACTATTCAAGCTAATCTAATAAGCACACTGTCACTGAGTGCTGAAACAACATTGGCAAATGCTGTTATACTTTACGTTAAAACTTTAGGTGCATTGCCGCCTGGACTTACATTAAATCTTGACGGGGAGATTGTTGGCAAGGTTCGACAATTCGGTACACAAACCGAACCAGGTATTATTACATTTGATAACAACAATTTTACTTTAGATTTTAACGAGACAACCTTTGACAAAGAATATACATTCACAGTGGAAGCTAGAGACATTACCAACTACAGTACAGTTTCAAGAACATTTACACTTGCAATTGATACTCCTAATGATAGACTTTACAGCAATCTAACTGTTAAGCCATTCTTAAAACAAAATCAAAGAGATTTGTTTAGATCATTTATCACTGACAATAATGTGTTTACTATCAATTCAATATATAGACCCAGTGACGCAAACTTTGGTATACAAACTGATTTAAGAATGTTAGTGTTTGCTGGTATAGAAACAAAATCAGCATCTCAAACAGTTAGTGTGATTAATAGAAATCACAAAGAAAAACGTTTTAAATTAGGCGACATTAAAAAAGCCAAAGCTAAAATCACCGGAACTAATGATGTTGTTTACGAAGTTATCTATATAGATGTAATAGATCCGTTAGAAGTAGGCAAGAAATATCTGCCAAGTATGATTAATACATCACCCTCACAACGAGCTATTACTACGGATCAAAATAATCAATACTACAACGGACCGTTTGATTTAGATACAAAATATTGGAATGCTCCTGATCCATTTAGTGCCACTGTAGACCGTTCAGATGTATTTCCTGAAGATCCTTATAGTGCATACAAGTTTCCGTCAAGTGTGTCAATTTGGCGCAAAAGAATAAAAGAATTAGGGTTAAAAGAAAGAAATTACTTACCGCTATGGATGCGTACTATTCAAGACGGTGAAGTACAAGAATTAGATTACGTAAAGGCAATACCGCTTTGCTACTGTAAACCTGGTATGGCTGATGATGTTTTGCTGAATATTAAGAATAGAAACTTTGATTTTAGCCAAATAGACTATGTAATTGATAGATATATAATAGATTCTGTCACCGGGTATTCCGCTGATAAATACATCGTATTTAGAAACGATAGGACAACTATAACATGACCAGTGCAATTTTATATTCAAGCATAGACGAAACATACCCAGTTGCGGGGCAAGACAACAACAGTCAAGGGTTTAGAGATAACTTTAATTACATTAAAGCTGGTCTAACTACCGCTGCATCCGAAATTACAGACCTGCAGACCAATACTGCAAAAACAAATGCCGATAACGATTTTGCATTGAATCTTATTGAAAATTTTGAATATAATAATGCATATGGCACTGTTGCCAGTGTAGGAACTATTAGCGGTGCAACTAACGTAGAATTAATTGATGGTGTTTATCAAACCTTTACTATAGGTGGTAATTTAACTTTAACCTTTAGAGAATGGGGCGCTGCAGGAGTGTTATCTAAACTTACAGTAGAATTAAAAAGCGATGGCTCTGCACGTACAGTTACATTTAGCGGATCACCAACTCCAACTATCCTAACAAACTTTGGTGCGGTAACATTCACGTTGTCAGCAACTGCAACAACAAGATCAATTTTTAATGTATGGTCTACTACCGGTGGTACTACAGTTTTTATTGAGCACGTTGGTAACTTTACATTATGATACACCCCCTAGCGCAAGATTTGTCTAAACTTAAAGATTTGGAAATTGAGTCCAAAATACAAGAGTTAGGCAGAAAGTATTGGCAGTCTAAAAATCCCGATGTGCAACAACAAATTTCCTTATTCCTTGACACGTACAATGAGGAATTAAGAGCTCGAAGAATAAAAAATATCGAGCAATTGGCTCAAAACAGAGACAAAGATCTTGACAAACTGATTAAAGTTAACTAAAATAGTTAAATGCAATCAGACAAGTACGGCAATCCTATATTTCAAGACAATGATATTATAGACCTTATCTACAAAGGTCATATAGATCAATTAGATCAAATTATTGTAAATGAAACAGTTGGCATTAAACAACTAGCCGAATACTCCGAAATTAACTTAAAACTTAATCAAAACTTTGACATTGAAGTAGCCGACTTTGATAAAATTTGTCAGAGTGATTGGTTTATGCCGGAAGAGTATAAAAAATTAGACATTGAAGAAATTTTAGTAACGCTATGCCCTAAAGAAAACTATCAACGTCTAATAGAAGAACTAGAAGAATTTAGAGAACGCAATATGCTAGATCTTCTTAGAGTTCTTAAGTACACAGTAGATACCTTAAAAACTAATAGCATAGTTTGGGGTGTAGGTAGAGGAAGCAGTGTAGCCAGTTACGTGTTATTTTTGTTAGGTGTACACAAAATTGACAGCGTGAAATATAATTTAGACTGGCGTGAATTCTTGAGATAAGTACATATATAACACCATAAGGAGAATGTTATGGCAATGAAACCAGCACCGGCAAAAGTATACAGATCAATGCAAGGTAAAGAAATTGATCTCGATAAGCTAAGAATTAAAAACGAAAACACTCTAGCAGTAGGTAATGCTCGAATGAACGCTCGCGGTGACGAATTAGGACCAGGTGGCAAAATTGTTCGCAAGCGTGAAGAAGCAAGCACAGAATATCATACAGACAGCAAAGATAGCAGATAAGAGGATTTATGAACGAAACTTTAGGATTTCAAAAAAATGCAGGTGTAAACATCAATGCATGGAAAGTATCTGCTCTTCGACCGCTAACTGATAATGTAATTGTAATTGACATGAATTTTGGAGAACAAGTGTCCAGTGGTGGAATTATTCTTCAAAGTGATAACGGCAAGGCACACGGTGTACATCCTAGATGGGCTAAAGTATATGCAGTCGGCAATGAACAAAAAGATGTTAGCGCAGGACAGTGGGTATTAGTTGAACACGGGCGTTGGACTCGCGGTATTAAGATCGAAGACGACGAAGGTGAGAAAATTATTAGAAAAATTGACACAAAATGTATGTTAATGGTTTCAGATGAAGCTCCTCCAGAAGATGCAATGATCGGAAGAGAACTATGACTAATCCTTTTAGAGACCAAGAAAAATTTATGCGAGCCTGTGATCAAACGGTTGAAGGCTTTAATCAAGAACAATTTAAATTGTATGTTAATTTAATTGATGAAGAGTTTAACGAACTTAAAGAAGCAATTGAAAATGAAGATATGATAGAAACACTTGATGCATTAGAAGACATACTAGTTGTTACTATTGGTGCTATACATTCGGCAGGCATGGATGGGGAAGGCGCTTGGAAAGAAGTTATGGCTACGAACTTTGCTAAGATTGACAAAAACACTGGTAAGGTTCGTAAACGTGAAGACGGTAAGGTATTGAAACCCATAGGGTGGACGCCGCCGGAGTTGGCTCCTTTTGTGAGCAAGTAACTCAAAGGGTCTTGACAGACCCTTTCTTTTCCTCTATAATAAATGAAAAGGATATTGTAATGTGGAGAGTTAGTTATTATATGGTTGGTGGAACAAGAACAACAAAGTTGT